CCCCAAACCACGGATTGGATTCTTTCCACGCACGGGCTTTCGGATCTACGGGAGTCTGATTGGCAGTCTCAGGCTGCGACGGGGCAGTTTGTACCTCATTTTTCTGAGGTTGTAAAGGTGCCGGTTTGAAATTACTCAGCCGATCCGCTTTGATCTTCGCTGCAGTCAATTCCTCCTGCGCAGCAGCCAGCGCGTCCGGATCACCTGCCTCGTACGCCTGCTTGAACCTGCGCTTGGCCTCCTCAGCCTCCGACGCGGCGACTTTCTTCGCCTGCTCGATCAGCGCCTGCTGTCCCTGACCCAGCGTCCCCTGGAGCTTCTTGTTCTCCTCCATGAGGTTCTGCGCCAGCCGCAACGCTTCTTCACGCTCGCGCAGCGCCAACTCCTTGGCCCGACGCTCTTCGTGATACCCCTTGGAGAAGTGCTGGATGCGCTGCTTGACGCCTTCACTGTACTTCGACAGCTCGTCGTCGGTGACTTCTGCCGGAGCCTCCTTCATGGGAGTACGGCCACGATCCGCCTCAGGCGTATCGTCCACCACTTCGACCTCGGTATCGTTGTTCTCGATCTCGAAATCGACCTTCTCTTCCTTGGTGTTCACCTGGACTTCGTCCGGGAAAGCAAAGCGCTCATATCCCTGGTCGTTTTTTCCTACAGTAGATAGTGTCTTGTCCATGTTCATGCCCTCTGTACGCCACGCGGGTCTTGAATGACAGCTTCGACGCTGTCGTCGTTGATGATCCGGAACTCCCGCCCGTGAATCTTCAGCCGCGTGCCGCTGTTGGGACGGACGAGGATGAAGTCGCCCACCTTGCAGGATGGACCGGAGGGGAAGCGGATCGGGTCCTTGTAGCAGTCCGGACCCATCTTGACGACGAACAGCACGGGCGACAGCACTTCTTCAAAGTGCATCGTCTGACCGGCTTTGAGCAGGCCGCTCTCGTACGACTCTTCCGCCTCCGGGAGCATGCACAGGAGATGGTAGGTCACCGGATCAGGCACTTGGCGTGCCTTCTCCTCGGCGGATTCAGGCAGAACAGACTCGGACAGACCGTCCGAAAGAACGATTTCAGGCATCGTCGGAATACTCCATTTGTCGCACGAGGTCGGTGATGAAGGCATGTACGGACGAAAGACCCCGGATTTCGCCACACATGGATTTGTACTCGGCAAAGTCTTTTGCCGCACCTGAGATAAGAGCTTGCGCAATAGAATCGCGGCGCTCCTCAATCTCTTTCAGTACCACGGAAAACGCAGTGGTAGCCATCTATTACTCCTTCGGTTTAGGACTGGGCCTGCTCGCCGCCTGCTGAGCCGCCCGCTGGGCTTCACGCCGCGCCTTCAGCGCGTCGCTCTGCATCTGCTGCCGCATCTTCTGCTGGTGCATCTGCTCCTTGTGAGTCATCTCCTGCCGCACCCGTGCGGCCTGCACCTGTGGCGGTTCGCCCTGGTTCTTCTGCGCGTCCAGGGCCAGACGGGCCTGCTCGATCTGCAGCTTGCCCTGCGCGATCTGGAAGTCACGCTGACTGTCAGCCTCCTTACGCTGCAGCTCCTGCGCCTTCAACTGCAACTCAGCCTGCTGCATCTGCACCATCGGGTCCATGGCCTGCTGCTGTGCCTGCTGCTGTGCCGCCATCGCTTGGTTCTGCACCATCGTGCGCTGAGCTGCAGCGGCCACCAGCGGTGCCAGGGCCTTCTCGTCCTCCGGAGAGATCGGCGCAAGACTCTCATCGTCCAGTGCAGGCAGCGGGACCCCGAGCTGCATCTCAACCTGCGCCCGGTAGGCAAACGCCGCATGTTCTGCAATGTGAGCCATCAGCCCCGCCATCAACTGCTGCGCCATCGGGTTCTGGCCCAACGTCGCCGCGATCTTCGGGTCCTGCATGAACGACTGATGCACCATCATGTGCGCCTCGTGGTCCTGGTACGCGAACGCCTTGATAGGCTTGCCCATCAGGACGTGCATGTTCTCCGTCACAGGGTCCTGTGGCTTCTGGTCCTCTGGCGTGGCGACCAGCTCCTCGGCGTTCTTGATCCCCAGCACCTCCAGCATCTGTCTGTGCAGCTTGGGCAGGTTGTAGATCTGCGGCGCCCCTTGCGCCAACTGCAGTGCCGCTTGGTACTGCATGATCCGCTGCGCCATCGTCGCCGCGTTCGGATCACTGACCGGGATCACCTCCACGAGGTCGTAGTCCGCCTGCTTGGCAGACCTCGGTGCCTTCTCCGGTGCGTACGGATAGTCTGCGGGCATGTAGTCACGGATGATCTGCTTCAGGAGCTTGAACTCCATCCGCAGGCTCGCGTGCGTACGCGCCTGCACCGCGCTCATCGTCTTGAGCTGGCGCTCAAGAATCGCCAGGGTCGTGCCCACCGGAGCCTGGGCAGACATGTCGCTGACCTTCAAGTCAGCAATCGCAGCGAGCCTGCGACCCTCCTCCGTGATCCGCTCCAACAGCGCCGCCAGGACCTGACTCGGCTCCTTGTACGGCAACGGCATGATGTTGTCGCGCACCGACCCGGACGGGATGTCCACGTCCCGCCATTCCCCCGGGGCAATCGGCGTGTCGTCTCCCTTGATCCGCAGACCCCGAGACTTCAGGCCCCCAGGCAGGTTGCTCAGCGTGCCCGCGTCCACGAGCTGACGGATCAGCGACGTGCCCGCCCGGGCGTACCCACCGATCAGGTGGATATACCCCATGCCATAGGCACCGAACCCCGGGATGTAGTTGTACTGGACGAAGTGCTGGCGCTTCTTCTTGCGCTTGTCGTCCTCCTCCCAGTTGCGCCGAATCGCCAAGACGTTGTTCGTGCCACGCTCGATGGTCACTACGTACGGACGTGCTACGCCGTCCTCGTCCTCGTCTCCAGGCATCTCCCAATCGACGTGGATCTCCAGGACCTGATAACGGTCGTCCTCGGTCAGGGAGTAGCCCTGCTCCTCGGCTTTCTTCTTCTCGATGTCCGAGTGATATCGCACAGGCTCACCCAGCTCGATATCACGGTAGAACTTGTCAACCTGGAGCTTCTTGATGTCGTTCTTGGTCTTGCGCATGACGTGCGTCGCACGCTCGGCGCTGTAGATGTTGCTCGCCCCGTAGGGAATGATCATGTCTTCGGCAGGGATGAACACTGCCACCTGCCGCTCCAGCGACGGGTCGTAATAGATCTTCTTGAACGCACACCCAGCCAGCCCGAGACTGAACAGCATCCGCTCGTGCTCAGGCCGGTACTCGATCATCTCCTCGGTCAGGCGGTAGTTCATGTCGTCCTTGACACGCTCCGCTGCCTCTTCCTTGAACTTGTCGATGGCACCGACGATCTGCGTCTTCACCGGCCCCTGGGCAGGGAACGTCTCGGTGATCATCTCTGACTGGAACCTGACTGCTGCTTCAGTCAACAAGGGAGAAAACACTCCACATGCGTCGTCCCACGGCTCCGTACGCTCCTCGTACTTCATCCCCAGGACTTCCAGCCCCTTGACGAACGTGTCGGCCCAGTCCTTGCGGCTGGTGATGTCCGCGTCCACCAGAGAGATCAGGTCGTTGGCAAGAGACTGCAGCTCCCCCTCGTCCATGAACTCTGCGAGGTTGGCGTCGAACTTCTCCGGGCTCTCACTCTCCGGCTCCAGGGTGATCTCCATACCACCCACACCGACCGTGACACTCTCAGGATCTTCGATCTCGATCTCGATGGCAGGAGCATCGGACATGAGAGACGGGTCCATCGGCTCAAGCGCGGGAAACATGTTCGTGGCCATGACGGCTCCTAGTAGTACGCAGCCCTACGGCGACTGCGAAAGTACGAAGGTTCATCCTTGATGTCAGTGGGCAACCTGACAAACCCACCCTGACGGAAGCGCAAAAGCGCTTGAGTCGTCGAGTCTACAAGGTCGTCATTGGCTCCGCTAGGAAAATCATTGCACTCCTCAATGACCTCGCGTGCCCAGCGCCTGTCCGGAGCCCACACGATGCCCGAAGAGAACAAATCCGATACTGCATTGACGCGAGATACCTTATCCTGCCCTTTACCCGGCGTATATTCACCCACCGGAACGCCCATACGACGCAATTCCTGATACAGAGCCGCGCCGTTGGACTTTTTCTCCACCACAAACGCATCCGGCTCCCAAGAATTGTATTCTTCGAGCACCAATTTCTTCAGTTCAGGGAACTCCATGCGTTTTTTGATGGAATTCAGCAAGATGATGTTGAAAACGTCCGTTTCCTCGTTGCGAAACACGCCCCAAGTCGTCAAAGCGTTGTAATCTGCTCGGTTATTGGACTCCTGGGCAGCGTCCAGGGACATAATGACGAACTCGCATCTGGGAGGGTCGTCTTTTTCCCAAATTTTCCACCATTCCCGCTTGATCAGGGCGCCTTCCTCGGACACGGGGTTCTGCATGTACTGGGCTTCCCAGTACCGAATGTCCATTCCGGCCTTTTTGGCCAGCAATTCGTCCAGGGACCAGAACTCGCTCCACAGCGGCTTCTCATTCAGGATGGCAGGGAACTCGACGACCTCCCACTGGTCCACCCCTTCCTCTTTCTGCATCTGATTGATGATCTGCCCGGTCAGATCCAGCTTGGACCAGCGCGTCATGACCACGATGATGGCCCCTCCAGGCATCAGACGCTGCAGCGGACCCGACTGAAACCACTCCCACGCAGGCAGGAACACGTCCGGACGGCCAGTTTTGGCCTCTTGTTCGGAGTGAGGGTCGTCGATGATGAACAAATCAGCACCGCGACCGGCAAGAGCGCCCCCGACACCAATGGCAAAGTACTCGCCATTGAAGTTTGTGCCCCACCTTGAGGCTGATTTAGAGTCTGCTTGCAGCTCTACCTGGGGGTATATGTCCTTATACGGGTCGGAACCCACCAAGTTACGAACGCGACGTCCAAAGTTAACCGCCAGATCGGCAGTATGTGAGGACATTATGATCTTCTTGTGGGGGAATTTGCCCAAATACCACGCCGGGGCCAAGTACGATATTAGTTCTGACTTGCCATGCCGGGGCGCGATATTAACGATGATACGTTTTTTAGTACCAGCAGCTATTTCCTCAAACAAACTTGCCAATTTACGGTGGTGAGGGCCGACTTTATACCCCGGATACACATGTTCGGCAAAGGCAAGAAGGGATCCTCGGCCTGCTCGCTGTGAAATCTCGGTGTCGTACTGCTTGAGAA